CTACACCTGCAATCTTAGTTGAACCATAACCAGTTGCAGAAGTAACTTCTGCTTCACCGCCAAACATAACTACAGTACCTTCTTCATATGGGGCATCAGCCGCATATCTTTCTGCAAGGTCGGCATACTTAGCCGTTGTTGCTTCACCGTTAAAGCGAGTAGCATTCATATCACCACCAGAAGCAGTAATATCACCAGTTGTAGTAAAGTTACCAGTTAATGAACCAGTCATTGAAAATACAGTACCAGCTAGTTGCAAACCGTTACCGGCTGTGTAAGTAGTATTGTCATTGTCATTGTTGTCAGGCATTGTAACTGTATCAGTAGAACCATCGCCACGTGCTAATGTAATAGTATGACCAGAAATAGTCATAGCATTTGAAGCCGAACCTAACGATTGATTAGATGTTTTAGCAGTTTTCAAACCAAGTGAGGTAGTAACTGCCGCATTATAATCATCGTCATCATTAATTGCTGCCGCTAATTCATTAAGCGTATCTAAGGCACCTGGAGCGCCGCCGATAAGGTCAGTAATTGCGCCATCAACATATGCTTTGTTAGCCGCATCTGTGTTAGCAGTACAAGTAGCAAGTTCAGTGATTTTATCACCGTTCATGTCGATACCGTCACGCACGTTTAATGTAGCATTCAAACGAACTTCTTTCTTAAACAATGTTTTCTTGTTTACAGAAGTACCAAATGATGCTGAATCTGAGTCAGTTACACCATCGTCTGTTGTTGTTAATGTGGTGGCAAGAATCGCAACGTTACGTTCTAGGTCAGCCATACGTCTTAAAGACGATTTTGAACCTGAAACTGTAATTTCGTTTGCGCCTGGATCACCAGTAAATTCTACAAAGTCACCTTTGCTGTCCCACTTATATTTTTTTGATTTATCAATCGTTACCGCAGATTCACTACCGCCCGATTTAAACTTTCTTCTTCTTGACATTTTAACTCTCCTTTATTATATTGAGTTTGAACTAGCACGAGGAATCATACTATTACGCATCTTCCAACGCCTCCAAATTGGAGACTAGGCAGGGAGTTGTCTAACTCCCTGCTGTTGTCTAGTTATATTATGAACTGAAGCCTGTGACTTCTAGTTCGTCATCTAGGGCAAGTATGCCCGAAACGATTGTTACTGTAGTACCAGATACTGAATACTCTGCCGCTCTCATCAACATTCTGTTAATGTAAAGAGAATAATGTCTAGCATTAGTCAATTCACTAAATGTGAAGTCAGTGGTTGAAGAAGTATTATCAGTTTCTTGTGCCGATGTGACAGATTGAACTGCACTATGGAAGTGAGTTAAACTTGATTCAAGGGCTGCTACTTCGGTATCTGTGTAACCACTTGCTGTAGACTCTGCTGACGATTGTGCCGCATTTGCTTTAGAAGTTGCATCTATTGCCGCTGCCGATTCTGCGTCTGCTTCTGCCTGGTCAGCATATGCTTCCCATGCCGTTTTATTAGCCGATGTTGAAACTGCCGTACGAGCATCTGCTCTAGCATCTGTGAAATATAGGTTAGTTGAACCTTCTGATAAATCATCAGTGTCAGATGAAGCAAGACCTGTAGTCGAGATTACACCAGTTGATGAGTTATAAGACATATCACCCGAAACACTAATTGCCGAACGGGCTCTTGCGTTTGAGAAATATAGGTTAGTTGAACCTTCAGTCATTTCATCAGTATTGTCTTTAGTTGCGATTTGACTCGTAACATAAGCCTTAACTGATTGTTGTGAAGGAACTTTAGTAGCACTGTCTGAAGCCATGTTGTCTTCGTCTAGTAAATGTCCTGCGATACTTGTTACAGTACCAGCACTTCCTGAAGCGTTACCAGTTACGTCACCAGTTAAATCACCAGTTACGTTACCAATTACTGCACCAGTATGAACACCTGCAGAAGCACCAGTTAAATCACCAGTTACATCACCAGTTACGTTACCAGTGTGAACACCAGCAGAAGAACCAACTAGATTACCAGTAAAGCCAGAACTTGCAGATACAGATGTACCCGCTACTGCTCCAACGTGATTACCAGTAGTGTCACCAGTTAAATCACCAGTTACATTACCAGTTACACCACCAGTAAGCATAGGTGTAGTTATTGCAGTTGCATGAAAAGTATTTGAACCAGTTGTCCATCTATCGTCTGCTTCGTTCCATAAGAACTGAACATTCAATGAATCACCACGTTCTACTTCAAAACCTGAACTTTGAGTAGGAGTACCAGTAGTGTTCGAGTTAAGAACAAACATGTTGTCTTCAAACGTTACGTTTGCTGTATTAACTGATGTTGTTGTACCGTTAACTGTTAAGTCACCAGACACTGTTACTGCACCACTGAATGTACCAGTAGTACCAGAAACTGCGTTAGAACCACCTGAAACTGCTGAAGCAGCCGTTGAATCAACGTACGCTTTGTTAGCCGCATCAGTAGTAGAAACCGGAGTTGCTAATGATTTAATCAAGTTAGAGTTCATGTCCATGTGGTCACCAATTTCTAAGTCACCTGAAACTGCGCCTAATTCACCAGTAATGTTGATACCATTTGCTGAGATAAATTTCAAAGTACCTGTTCCACTTGTAGTGAACTTAAGGTCTTCGTTTACGTCTGTTGTAATACTAATTGTACCAGAATCATCTTCAATAACTTTCTTACCGTTGATGTATAGTGAACCTGGTCCAATATATACGTCTTTCCACATATGAGTTGTTGAACCCAAGTCATATGTAATGTTCGCACTAGGTAGAATGTGACCTGATAGCGTCATATTTCCACCAAAAGTTGATGTAGATGTAACTGCTAACGTACCACCGACTGTGACATTCGATGAGAATGTACCAGTTGTCGAACTTGTAGAAGCACTTTCAAGTGCTAGGGCGAATCCGCCCGATGTAGAACCGTCGTGAACAACTAATGATTTCTTAGTTGTGTCAACTGTTACTTCGCCCAAAAGGCCTGTAAATGAGCTATGTTCAGTTGTTGTACCACGTCGGAATTGAATTGCATATGCGGCCATATTATTTTCTCCCGTATTTTATATATAAAATTGATTGTCTTTAGGGATTTAACTAGTTCACCCCAATGATTTCGAGGGGTCGTCTCCCTCTACATGTATTTATCGTTTTGATTCAAAACAGAATACTTACAGTTAATTTACAAGATAACAACTTCTATGAGTTTTTTACCTTCTGTTAAGTCTGTTTCTATTGATTTTGCAAAGACTGAATGACCTGCATCATTCTTGCCAATGCTTTGAGCAAATCCCGGTTCATTATCGGCGGTGACAATTAAATCACCTTTTGATACTGGTCCAATTAGCATACAAGGAACTCTTCCTTTCAATGCTACATAAGGATGTGTTTGTGAATTACCAGCATCTGCATTTAACTTGAGTGCTGGATTTGTAGAAATAACTCCTGCTACTGAAACATCTTTTGCTTCTGTCGTTGTTGTTATCTCTGCTTCGCCACCAAACACTACAACTGTTCCTGATTCGTAAGGAACGTCAGTTGCATATCTTTCTGCAAGGTCGGCAAATGTTGCTTCTACTGTGTAACCATATATTTGTTTATACCTATTAGCAGAACTTCCTAAGTCATATGTGTTATTACCTGCTGGAATTATATCTCCTGTAATATCAGTAGGGTTAACTGTAATTGTTTCAGTACTAGAGTCGCCTTTTGTTAATGTAATTACATTATTAAGGTCAATAGATATTGCATCTGTATGATGAAGTGCTTGATGACTATTATCATAAACAATATTATAAGGTAATGTGAATGTATTAGATATAACATTAGTACCACTAATAGCAATATCTGTTCCCGCAGTATATGTTGTGTTTGAGTTAGTATAGTTACTAGAATCAATAGTTCCCGCAGATGCGGCTGTCCAATCAATATGTTCGTTTGCTACGAAACCAGAAAGACTATCGTGATTAAGTGCCGAAATTGCGTTAGTCAATTCAGTATCAGTTGCCATTGCAGTTTCAATTTCTAACAATGTATCAAAGGCTGCTGAAGCGCCACCAACTAAAGCATCAATCTTTAATTGTGCCCTTGCATCTGCCCTAGCATCTGTATAATATAAATTAACTGATTCTGGTAAGTGACTACTGTCTAATACAACTGTACCTACTAAACCATTAACACTACTGACTAATGATGCCGCTTGGGCTCTTGCGTCTGTATAGTATAAATTTGTTCCTTCTGCTAAATCTGTTGTTGATTTAGTTGATAATCTTGTATCGAAATCTGTATTGAAGACTGGAGTGTTTGTAAAATTATTATAGTCTAAATAGTAAGTTCCGTCTTGATTGTCTAATGTGTCTGCGTTGGCTGAACTATGTAATATGGCATATCTTGCGTCTACTCTAGACTCTGTATAATAAAGATTAGTGCCTTCTGATAAATCAGAAGTAGAATGATTCGCAATGCTTGAAACTGTGCCAGTTACCGGACCAGTTAAAGCGCCAGATATAGTAGTAAATGCTCCAGTTGTTGGAGTAGCATCGCCTATTATTGTGTCGTTAATTGTTCCACCCCAAAGTAGAATACTTGCAAAATCATTTGTGCCACTTGCAAGAATATCTCCACCTTGTGTGTCTACTCCGCCGAAATGCGTACCAGTAGAGTTACCAGTTAAGTTACCTGTGACGTTACCTTCGAATGTGTCTGCTTTAAAAGTGGCATATACTGCACCTACTTTTGCTTCCCATTTGTCAGTAGATTCAGTCCATTGTATAACAGCATTGTCTGAAGTACCACGATTTATCGTAATACTGCCATCGTGTGTTGGGGCTCCAGAGTGATCACTGTTTATTAATATGTTATTATCTGCTAGATTAATTGTTTGTGTATTAACAGTATCTACTGTTCCATCTACTAAGAGATTACCTTTAATCCATACTGTTCCATTATTAGATTTTAGTTCACCGTGAGATGTGCCATTATCTAATATTAATGTTTCGCCTTTTAGGATTAATTTATCACCGAACTTAATTTGTTGTGCCATTATATTTTTCCAAGTTACTAAGAGTAGTACATACTATTTATTTAATAGTATTTATCGTTAAACTCTTATATCTCGTATCAACAGTTAATAATGCAACAGACAATAAAAAACCCGCAATTAAGCGGGTTTTTATATTCATATCTAAAGTGTTTAGATGAATGAAAGGTTTGCCATAGCAATCTTTGAAACGTAATCTGCCGCATTACCAAGTGATGATGCAGTGTTATTAAGTTCAACGTAACCATAACGAGTCATGAATGAAACGACTGGCTCGAAAGTTGACGGATCAACTACTACGCCTGAAGACATTAAAGGAACGTATGGGCAATAGAACGCGGCTGCGTCAATTTCGCCTGAACCTTTATAACCTAAAAGAACGTCAGTTGTGTCAGATGCGTAAGTGTTTACATAGATACGCATAGTACCGTTTAGAGTACCAACAAACTTAGTGTTTGTAGGTGCTTCAAAAGTACCTTCAGTAGTACGTGCAAATGCTGATGTAGTTGCAGACTGTAGCACAGTTAGTGCCGCAGGTGAAACAACTGCCCAGTTTGCCGCGCCACGACGAGTGCGTTGAGCGATTAAGTTCGCTTCACGATTCATCATAGTAGCAAGTACCGCATGTCTGTCACCAACAAAAGTAGGTGTACCAGTAAATGTAGCATTCATATCATAAGATGCAGTACCAGTAGCAAGATTTCCTAGTGAACTAAGAACTTCTTGATCGATTTCAGCAGTGATTTCCATAGCAAGTGCTGCCATGATTTCTGCTTCTACGTCTAGACCGTGCATTGCATTAGCATCTTGAGATGCTTCAAAAGTCCAACGTGCAGACAACTTACGTGTCTTCGCTTCAACTGTTTGCTTTAATACTTGAATTGACATTTTGTTACCTGCTGTACCTTCATGGGTAGCAGTAGCGCCAGCAGTACCGGCAGATGCGCCAGAATATGCTTTTGCAATATCAAATGGTGAAAGTGCTTCTGAACCTGCAGTCGCGCCGTTAGCCGTGTCAGCATAACGCACACGCAATGTGTGAATTTGACCAACTGGACCAGTCATTGGCTGTACGCCGATGATTTCGTTCGCGATTACTGTAGGCATTACACGTCTGATGATAGGCAAAATTACTTTGTTAAGTGTTGCCATGTTACCAGCCTGTGATGCACCCGCTGTAGCACTTTCTGTAAGTGCGTGTTTAGTGTTTTCTAAAACTGAAGACATTACATCACGTTTGTTACCTTCTAGACCATCTAGAAGTGTTTCGCGTGTTGTTGTCCAGTTATTTCCTTCGAAAAGATTTTCCATCTTTTTCTCCTGTATCTGGTTAATTATTTAAGTCCAGCTAATTTTTTTAGCTGAATTATATTGGCATCGCTACTAGGTGACTCTTGAGTTGCACTAACTTTTAGTTCAACACCTCTGTCTCCAGTATGTTCTGTTACTTTGCCTTCATTTAACGATTGTTTTGCCTCAGTTGAGACTGTTGATGCTTCATTTAATACTGCTGGTAAATACTTCTTAAAAGCAGTCTTCAAATTCGCTGTTTTTACTGTCTCAAGCAAGTCTACCATTACGCTACGCTTTTCTTTGCCTAACGGAGATAAAAGACTTTCAAGGACTTCTTTACGATCCATTCTGTCTTTCATTACACGTTGTGCCTTATCAGCATTTGTAATAGTTTCATCTTTTTCAGTAATTGTTTCTTCTAATTTTGCAATTGCAGTAGCAGATTCTTCTAATTTCTTAGACATCTTAGCAACTTCAGTGCCTTCATTTAATTGTGAAGTCATGAATTCGCCTGCGAATGCTTCAAAAAGTTTACGGCCAAACTCGTTTTCTTTAGCCGATTGAATATCTTCTTTCAAGACACTCAGTTCTGAACGCAAAGCAGTTTCGATAGTCTTCTCGACTAATTCTGCTGAACGTTTGATAAATGAATTCTTAGTTTTAGTAAGAATTTCTTTACCTTCTGCTACCATACGTACTTTAGTGTTAACTAAATCACGCTTATCATCGTGAAACTCTGCTAGTTCGCGTGAAAGTTGTTTAACTACGAATTCTTTAGTTCGACCTAAATGTTCGTTAACTTTCGTACGATCTGCTCTGAGTTCCTTAACTTCTGTTGCTAATTGAGAAGTAATGAATTTTTCAAGGATAGATGCATGTGAAGAAATTGCTTTCTTATATGCAACTCGTTCTGCGATTAGGGCTTCACGGTCTGTTTTGAACTCTTCCATTTCAGATTTAATCGTTGTTGAAAGCATGTTATCCATTGCCTCCACGATTACTGATTTGTCGTGTTCAAACTTTTGTGCGAACTCTTCACGCAACTCGGCTGTTATCTCCTCTCTTGCTTCATTTACCTGTGCTTCCCAAGCCTCTGATAGTTGAGTTCTTACTTCTTCACTCATTATATCCGACTCAAGAAGGCCAGCAAGGATTTCATTTGTTGCCATTGTTGGTTCTCCTATTAAAGTTTTAGTTCTCTTATGAACTTAACTATTTCTTTTGACAAGTACTTTTGGGCGCCCTTGTCGTGTTGAACATCTTGTGCTAGTTTCCATGTTTCATAGCCACCTTGCATGTTCATTAATCCTTCGTATATTGCTTTTGGATATGCGTCCGGGGCACTTGGTTGTGCCACAATATCAACTGTAATAATCTCATAATTACTCACATTACCACTGTTATCAACTTCACCAGAGCCACGAGATGAGACACCTAAAGTGGCGCCTGATTCGATTAATACTCTGATAATGTTACCCATTGGTGTAGGAACAATTTTAAGTTTACCATAGCCATTTGGACCATCCATCCACATATTCTCGATAATATGCGAAACACGATCTACGTTTACTGTTAATTCTGGTGGGTGGTCGCACTCACCTAAAACTGGAAATCCTTCCTTAATTTTTGCTTGGACGGAATTTACTGCTTTAGTGATTTCGCTCACTGGATATACTCGCTGGTTTGCATTCTTTACGCCACCTTGGACGAAAATGCCTTCCATGAACATACTTTTACCACCATCCTCGCTTTCAACGATTCGTGATTTCACACTTGCTTGATTATGTGACAATCTTTCAATAAGAACGGTCATATGTTTCTCTCCAAATAGAGTTTTACTTATTAGGCTTTAGGTGCTGGTGCTTTCTTGTTACCAACAACATTTACATTACCTGTTTTCATATCGGCTGCTGTTGCTGAACCGCCAGATGTATTACCATCTTTTTGTCCAACTGGTTTTGCATCACTTTCGTCTGCTCCGCCATCTTTCGCTACTGGAGAATCTTTCTCACCGTCAGCGCCTTCTTTAGCAGATACTGGAATAGTGTACTCTTCCAATACTTCATCTTCATCTAAATCTTCAGTTGAATCTTCTTCGATTGCTTCTTCATCAGTTGCTTCTTCAAAAGTTTCTTCTACTGATTCTTCCATTTCTGGCTCTTCGATATCTAAATCAATTTCTTCGCCGTCCATATCAG